AAGGATAACATCGTTTTTGTTATACTCTTCCATTTTCTTCCATGCTTTAGGGATACCTGCCATACACTGTACCCATAACTCATGACCACTATGTTCAGTCTTTTTACCTAAACCTAGAGACTGTGCTACATAGTCTAACTTGTTAGATACAAATCTAAACCTACCTTTAGCTACTGTAAGAAGATCAATCTCTTTAAATGGTGCAGGAGGAAACATGCCATGTAATAAAAACTCTTTATTAAGGCTAGGTATATCAAACCGTTTACCATTGTAATGAATAACAGCATCAGCTTCGTCAAGAAGCTTATGAATACCTTCTAACATTTTCTTGTCACCTGATCTTTTAACAGAATCAAACATCATCTTTTTATCACCCAACCATTTGGCTGCATAGCACATAACGTAAGATGACTCTTGTAATTGATTAATACCAATGTTTTGGTCCCATATACCCCAGACGTGAGCTACGTTGGGAGCCATCTCAATGTCAAGCAATAAAATTTTACTCATAATTTACTCCGAAAAGAATGATGATAGTAGTACTATAGCTGCCATAATTATTAGGATCATTTGTAATTAATCCGTTCATCAAGCATAGCATCAGCAAGTTTATAAGACTCTTCTGCAAACTTCTTAACATCAGCATAACTTTTTACACGAAGTAAACTGTTTAAAGCTTCTAAGGCAAAGTAATCCCTTAAGTTCATACCTGTATAGATTTGTTTATTATTATCTTGACAGGGAAAAGCAGGTGAGTTTCCTTTACTCATGATACCATACCTCCATCTTCTTTAAATAGATCTAACTCTTGTTGAGCCACATCTGTTGCAATACTAAAGACACCACGTCTAACTAACTCTTTAATAGCCAAGTCCATTAGGAATGAAGCCTCATTAGGATCTACATGGAAATCAAAGTCCAGAGAACCATCAGGGTTTTGCACACAATTGTTTATAATCATTTAACCAATCCTTTCTAAAATCTAACCAAAGGAATCCATTGTCTTCAGCCCATTTGGAATAGGTAGTCTTACTACGTTTGTTAAGTTTATTGTTAGGATTCATAAACAAGAATATAACTGTGACTCCAGGATTTGAATCCCTAAACCACAGCATCTTTTGTCTTGTATCTAAATCTAACTTACCTTTTGCTTCTAAATAAATATTTCTACGCCCAGTTTTAAAGTCAGGAATGTAAGTCCGTTCTTTCTCAGGTTGTATGTATTTAAACTTATCTGGTTCATACTTAACTGAAGGGTATTCCTTCTTCAGTATTGCCCAGACTTGTTCCTCCAACTTGCTCTTGAACGAGGGCATTAAATCTATCCTTCCAGTCTTCATTGTCTTTACGTCTAATCCACAGGACTCGACCATTCATTATAAACTCTTCATCATTGCTATAAGCTTCTCTTACAGCATTGAATAACTCTTGTTCTGTTACACAACCTTCTAATATCTTTTCAGCTTTCTTGGGCCCTATCTTTTCAATGCCCTTGATATTATCAGATCTATCACCAGTTAAACACTGCATATAAAAGTTCTTAATAGCTTGAGCTTCATCTACTTCTTGAAACTCATCTTTAACAAAGTTATAATGCTTGCCAGGAATCATAAGTAAATCTTTATCAATAGAACAAATGATTGTGTCCCCAGTTTGATTGATCCCTAAAGCATCATCAGCTTCTTGCCCATCAATAACCTCAGCATTAAAGGTAGCTATTAAATACTGCCTACAAGCTTCTAACCAAAAAGGTTTCTCTTTAGGTCTGTGAGCTTTATATTCAGGATAAACAGTATATCTAAAGTTATCTTTACCCGTTAGGAAGAGACGATACTCTTCAGCCTCAGTATTAACTAGGATAGAATCTATTAGATCCTCTGCCCTGGCAAATACAAAGTCTTGAGCATCGTCTTCTTGACACGTACAGGCAACCCTGTAAGCTACAATATCAGCATCAATTAATGCTTTCATTATACGGGAATGTCATCCTCTAAGTCATCAAAGTTAACTTCTTTAGTAGGGTTAGCTTCTGAACCAAAGACATAAGCTTCAAACTGTTTAGCTGTTGCAATAACATCTGCTACAGACTTACCAGTACCTAGTAGTTCTACTGCACTAGATAAAGAAGATTGACGAACAATAAGAATTTGTCTTGCTGCACGTTCTTCTTTAGTTTCATAATTACTACCTGTTACTCGACCACCTGTTGCTGGTTTAGATTCTGGTGTAGCCACTGATCCATCTCCTCCAATACCTGTCCATTGCCAATAACCATTGGCATCTTTAGTTGTTGTTACATTTACTTGTGTACCTTTTGTTAACTCTTTAATATAATTAAAGACAGAAGGATTACTAAAAGACATTAGCTTTTTATTAGCTACTTGTCCTTGTTCATTTTTGTATGTAACTTCAATAGATTGATATGATCTACCATTCTTTGCTGCATGTGTATTTGGTGCACCTACGTCTACAATATTAATTAACATTTACTATCTCCATGTTACCCCATGTTGGCCCTACTTGACACTCGACCCGCATAGGAAGGTTAAATTCTACTCCAAACAATTTCTTAAAGTTTGCTGGAATATCCGTAAAACATTGATCAACAATCTTTACTATACTAATATTATCGCATACTTTAGAATCAAAGTCAACAATAATAGAATCATGTACAGTGTTGATTAACTTTACATTTTTCATATCTTTAAGTCTATTACTCAAAGATACTCTTGCTATAGCCATCAGGTCTGCACCTAGTCCTTGAACTGGGTAGTTAAGGATTTTGGTGCGAGGCCATTTGACTTTGCCATACTTTACTTCTGGCTCATAGTTATAAACTCTGCCAGTAGGCATTGTTATCTTTCTATCTTTCATAGCTGTTGCCACAATCTTTTTATGCCATTCTCCAAGCCCTGTATACTTGTTATAGAACTCGTCAATAACATTTTGCCAAAAGGATTCACTCGTACTTACATCTGTGAAATTAGTGTCGTTAGCATAACTATAAGCAGAACCACCATAGATAAGCCTAAAGACAAAGGTCTTAGCAATGAGGCGAGAAGGAAGCCCAAAACGAAGTTGATTATCGCTGTGTTGATCAGTTCCATCTCGTATCTCTTTTATAGCTGTTTGATCTTGTGAAAGATAAGCTGCACATACCCACTCAAGAGCCTTTGCATCCGCTTGTAAAAGCATCACATTCCTTTTGTTTTTCTGCTACTTTAATTTGTTCTACTGTTTGTTCAGCATTTTGATCATCAAACTCTTTATTATATTCACTCATATCTACTCCCGAATAATGTTTTAATTTCGCCATCAAAGTTTTGTAAGTTCGGTTTACTTGAACTAAGTCTACCTGTTCTAGCCACACATTGATTAAGCTGTCCGTGTAATCTTCCTTCATGCCAGTTCATCTCCTTTCTTAAATCAACCAGTCCTTTATAGTAAGTGGATAGTCTTTTCTCTAGCGTTGCCCTTGTTACTAAGACTTCTACTAGGTCTTTACCATACTTACTTCTAGTCTTTAAAGACTTTAAGGTCTGATCATCTGTTGAGAAAAAACCTTCTTTTGCTAACTCCGATCCTTTAATCGGGTTAATCAATCTAGGGAATGTTATTTCATGTTCCACCCACCTTTCTTTTTGTTGACCCATTCGAGTCCCTGTTTTAAATACACCAATAATTTCTCTACGCCTGACTTTAATAGTCCCGCCATATAGAAGAGAAGATACATGCTCCGTGCTATTAGGATTAAACTCCACAAGCTCGTGATATTCAAAAAGGATTTTGTCAATGATTTCAATTTGGTCCACAAGTTCTTTAGCCAAACGATTGCTACTATTCTCATCAAATAAAAGTCCATTAAATTCCATCTCCTGTAATATAATTAAATCTTGATTATGCAAACTAATAAGTCTTTGCATAGGTTTTGTAGATACCGCAAATTCTTCCATTTGTTTCTCATATACTTTTTGCGTTAACTGCAAATCTCCTATTAAATATTCTTCTAAGATATCTTTAGGAATGTTAGGTGTATCTATCTTGTTGCCCCAATACTCTGTAGCAACAACATCAAGTTTGCTACCCAGATCATAGTAAGCAGAGACACCGTTAAGACTTGGATAGGGATATTGTTGTCCTGTAAGTATAAAATGTACCAGCTGACAATCCCAAACACGCTTACCCACAAAGTTAATGCCATACTTGCGAAGCCAATGCAAATCAAACTTAATATTAAAGCCAACCAGTATCTCACTCTCATCTATTTCCTTTTGTATTTCATCTAATTTATGGCGATAAGGTTCGTCACCGTACTCAATGTTAATGGTACGGGGAGTAGAACCGAGGAGCCCTACATAACATAGTTTATTAGTCTCATCAAAGGGATTGCCTTTGTTGCTAATGGTTGTCTCTACATCTAGAGTTAAGCTGCGCAATCGCCAGTTCCTTTGTTTAATGGATAGAATTTATCTACTGCATCTAGAAGAGTTTCATTTTCTTCTACAAAGTCTAGTATATCATGGATATCTTCTGGAGTCAAATCAGGTCTTAATAACAATATAGTTTCTACACTCAAAATAAACACTCCTCTAATTTAGTTAAGTCAATCTTAGGTTCTTTGTATAACACAGTACCACTAGCTGGATAGTTAAACCATCTAATGACTGAACCATTCCAATCTAATAATACCCATCTAGTCCACTTAGATGTCTTCATACCTAGCAATCTCTGGTTTAATTAATACTTGTGTTGAACCATGTCTAAGATCAGGCATGGTATCTTTATCACCAATAAGTTTATTCTTACTGATGTTAAAGTATCTAGTACGGCTAGTGTTGTCTTGTTCTTTACCTATTCCCAAGATCCAGTCAGCTTCGCCTTGTTTGGCCGTCTTCGAACCGTCAACCATATCCATCGTAAGAAAGAGTTTACCTTCTGCTTCACCACTTGCTTGCGACACCGCAATAACTGGTGCATACGTTTTGGCAATTTCTCTTGCCCATTGGTAAATTGCTTTAAGTTCAAGGTCATTACGTTCTCCTTTGAATCCACGGATCTTATCTATCTGGTCAAAGATAATAAGAGCAGGGTTATAATGTTTAAGGACAGCTTCAATCTTATGCTTACTACTTGAGTCTTCAAAGTCTAGAATTTTAATTCTATCTTGAGTTAACTCTTCGTATCTAGCTTGTTTGACTTCATCATTAATGAACAAGTCGTTGATGTTGAGACCGAGTGCAGCTTGGAAGACTCGTATGCCCACTTTATTTCCTTGTTCTTCATTATTAAACCATAGTATATCACCGTCAGTCTGGCTGACCATGCTCGTAATTTCTGACGCAAGAAATGTAGTTTTACCTGTCTCTGGCCTAGCGAAGATAAACCCAAAGTCCCCTTTTCTAAGAGACCCAAGACTTTTATTAAGCCAGTCAACACGCCAACGTAGACCAGGTGTTTGTATTTGCGTTTCATATAGCTCCTTTAAGTTCATTCTAACTGGTGTAATTTCTGATACTTCAACTTCTTGATGTTCAAACTCGTTGAACAAGTCAAGCAATTGTTCTGTTGTTTTCTTACCTGCTTCTACATCTAAAGCCATTAGTGCTACTTGCCCTGCAAGAGAACGTCTGCGGTGTTCTTCTAACAGTCCTACAAGTAATTCCCTATTAGATACATCTTGTAAGAATACGTCTTCTAACAAAGAAGACAATTCTTTTCTTTCATTATCTTTTAATAAGTAATTACTATTATAAAATATATCTAATTCATTTATATTTATAGTAATAGTATTTATATATTTACTATAATATAAATCTATTATATTAAATAGTTTATATAATTCATTATAATTAATTTTAATATAATTAATGTTAACATACTTGTAATACTTTGTAAAGAGTTCTTTGTCTTCACAGAATAATTTTATTATTTGTTTCTCAACCATTCAGTTATTTCTCCTGTGTTATATTCTTTAGGATCTTTTGGTGTGATAATAACATCAGCATTGATTCCCTTTTGTTTTAAATTCCTAGCCATTTTAACAGCTTCTACTGCCTTATCCCTATCCAACCATATCTTTACATTTTTAAAGCGTTCTAGGATAGTTTCTGTAAGTTTTAGAGGCATAGTAGAACCTAATAGAGGTGTGGCACATACACCCCCATTAGATTTTACCACCTTAATTGAAGACAGCACGTCTTCCACACAAACTAGTGTATCACCTAACCCATAGAATAGTAAAGGTTTTTTACCTTTTGATTTATACTTTGCCCCATATCCACTGAAGTTTCTACCCTGATAATAATCAGGTGTGTTTATTAAGACTAACATTTGTTCAGTATTATTCCAACCAATTTTATATGTTTCAGCATCGTGTTTAGTTACCCCATATTGTAAAAGCCATTGCATAGCTTCTTTAGGTATGTTATAATCAACATCCAGCTCGGATGAGGAAGAGCTCTCACCTGCGGATGAGCTCAGACGAAGACGAATGGATGCTAAGTCATTATTCTTTTTGGTATAACCACAACCAAAACAATATGACCCATCAGTATAATCTGCTAAGTTATCTTTACTGCCACAACTAGGACAGTTAGTATGTCTTATAAATGACATAGATACTCCATAGATTGCAGACTAGCCTGCCGGCCCGCTGACAATCGTATGTCGTTAATGACCACAAAAAGCTTCGGTAAGTTTTTTAGAGTCATATTTATTTTCTTTGTTATAGATTTGTTTATGAGTCAAGTCTTTATACAAAGGAGTTAATTCTACATGATGAACATCTTTAATCTTCATAGTCTGTTTAAGATCAGAAGGTAAGAATGTCCAGATATGATGAACCCTTAGGTTACCATTGGTATCATACTCTTCATATAACCAAGCGTCAGGTGTTTTCATTTTTCTTTATTACCTCTCCAGTAGATTTATCAAGTTCATATTCAGGTAATTTCTTTTTATCATGATGATGTGTAACAATATCAGCAATAATTTCAACATTAGCTAACTCTTCTTCAGTTAAAGTAATACCTTCTTTTTTAAAGATACGATCCCAGTTTTCATCGAATTGTTTAGAGTGTGGTTTAGATTTAATCCAGTCACCAGTTATATCATTCTTGGAAGTCATTTGTAAATATTTCTCCTTGTAAGTCATCGAGTTCTATATCGTCTTCAAAAGAATCTTCATCTCTGAGATCTTCTCTAACGATAGCTTCTACATCACGTTCTACTGGTTGAAAACAATGATTACAAAGATCAATGTATTCTCCAGTTATTGCAGATTTTCTTGTTGCTTCAAAATCATTTAAGATCTTGTTGCAAGCTAAGCATCTCATTTTATTTTACCTTCTTTCATAATAGTTTGTAGTGTGTAGTTATATAGTATCCATCGTCTGTTACGTTTGTCAATACGCATTTCAAACTCTTGATTTTTCCACCAAAAAACGGTAACCATTTAAATACTCCTATAATAATTGTATATGGCTTTTGCATATTTGTCAAGTGTTGTTCCTTCCAAACCTGGTGCGGTATTAACTTCAAACACAAAAAACTTGTTATCAATTAATCGGTGCCCAATGTCAACGGCACCGAAATCAAGGCCCAATAATTGAACAGCCCTACGGGCTGATGTCAGTAGTTCTTCGGACGGAGCAATCTCTGCCCTTGCGTAGATCCATCCATTGCTGTGGTTTCTAATGCCACTACTAATTGTATGCCCTATTTTCTTTTTCTTTTGTTGGACATCAAGTATCTGATCACGGAATACATGAACACGATACTCATGTTTGTGTTTAGTTTTTACTGTATATAATGGAGCATTGACCAATTGATTAAGAGCATTAGCAATAACAATACCATTGCCACTATGCCCCCTTAATATAGTTCTACAATAAACTGTATAACCATTATCAATCCAATCTTCTGCATCATCTATCTCAGTAGTAAACTTAGGTAAATCATTAAAACCTTTACATATTAATTCACTAAAGGTATGAAGTTTATTACTAGCTAGTGCAATAGCATGAGGTTTGTTTAAGTCTTCATCCATCCATTTAAAATGTGGTGGATGACTATTGCCCCAGTTTATAATAACATCAGATCGTTTAGCATTATACGATGGCGAAACCCTTAGAATGCCAAGGGTTCTAGCCAATCGTTTAGCAGATACACTACCTAACTTGTAAGGGAATATTTTAAGACTCATTTAGATTTACCTTTCAATAGGTATGGTGATGCATATTGTTGATATGCAGGTACACCTACTGGATCAATAGAATCATCTTCAAACTCATCTACAAAAGATAATGAATGATAAGGAACATTATAAATAAAAGATACTTCATTTTTATATCCTTCATGCATTAAGTCACAAGTAAAGTCTTTGTTAACTGCTACAATTTCACATAGTTCACCAGTTTCATATACTTTAAGAGTAGCAGGATCAGCTACATCTTCTAGTAATTCTACCATTGCACCTATTGCAATTACTTTAGGTTTAGGTATTGTTACTTGAGTTTTATATGTAGCTACTGGTTTACGCCAGTTACCATAACTGTAATCAGTATCTTTCCAAGAAGTAACAGGTGCAACATAAGGTTTGTAACTTGTATTGGAATACCAAACTTCATCATCCCACACACCCTTGTGTTCGTTGAAGATGTTGTGATTTCCATGACGATCAAGGAAGATAAGCTTACTATAACCAATACGAGATTCAATAAGATTTTTTAGCGGATCTTGGAAGATAGCCAAGTTACCCCACTTGTTGACAAGCGGTTGAAGAACGTTATTATTAAATCCAATGGTATCAGAGTGATCAGAATCACCGAAACCATTAATGATGCCGTTATGTACAAAGCCAACCGCATTGTTAATTGCAAAGGGATGACAATTTGTTTTATCAATTTTACCATGAGTTTTTATCCTAAAGTGTAAGACAACCTTTTTGTCTTGATGTTTAACATATTCTTTATAGAATTCTTTTAGTGAAAAGAAACCTTTCTTAATATGTAACTGTTTATCTTCTGCATACATGAAACCTGCCCCATCTGGATTGGAATCATAACACTCTTTAAGTGTGTTGTATGGAATAATCTTTTCTTCTGGTTTATATATTGCTATACACATTGTTGATATCCTTTTTTAAATGATTACTAAGTTCAGGAAACATACGTTTACGATTTGATAACCACGCAACAAATGCTTCATGATGTGTTTGTTTCTTTAATGCTTCATTGGATTGAGCAGGCATACAATAATCAACAAGTGCTTGAACAAATTGTAAACGCATTGCAAACTCTTTGTAATTCATTGGAGTTGCAAACAATCTGACTTCAATTGTTTTCTCATTGTTAAGATTAAGTGCATTGTATCTATCACCACCATGTCTATTCTTTCTTGGAAATGTAATAGTACGATCACTATTCATACGAGCATAGTTATTATCTATGCGACCTGCAATATGTGCAATGAATTGTTTATTATCTTGACGATTAAGAAACTCAGTTAGTTTGCCAAGAGTCAAGTGGCTCAAGGGTTTCCGACTGATATGAACATGCATACCTACATTCTTTTCTATCTTAAGATCAGGTGGTAAGTTATCAAAGAAAGATTTGAATACTTGTAAGTGAATGTCCAATGTAGCAGGACATGTTACAATTTCAAAGCCATTTTTTATTGAACCATCTGATTTCATAAGAGCATGACCATGCATCAACTTACCAACACCAAGTTGTGCACGATTACGATTGTTTGTTTCGTATTCTAATTCACAACCAAGATACACAGTGTTAGGTCTAACGCGTGTAGCTTTGAACTTAAGCATACTTTCTACACGAGTAGAATA